ACCTTGTAAGGCAGAGCAATGTCTTCGGTTACAGGTGCTGCACCATCAAGGTAGTAGCAAACTTCAACGATTACAGCAGCAGTTTCGCTGGGATCAACGATTGTTACTGCTCCTGCATGACTTGCAGTAATGGTCCTTTCTGCAGTTTCTGCTGAAACTGTTTGAGGAGCATATGCATTTGTGGCACCAGCAGTTGGATACACACCACCAGAAGCAGCAAGAGATGCTTCAAGTGCAGTGTTTGCAACCAAACCGTTAACGGCCAATGCGTTAGTACCAGTTGACTTAACGTTCACAGCCGTAATGGCAGTGCGATAGACCTTCGCTCCAGCAGGGATTTTGAAAGTCTTGTCAAGCCGGGGCTTGTCGTCACCACGCTTATCGGGTGACAGGATTTGAAGAGCCAGATCGCCAGAACCGGATACATCAGCGCTCAGTACTGCAGCACCACGGAGTTGATAGAACTCAACGCCAGGGACAGCAAGGACGCCTTGATCGCGATATGCGTTCAGGTCTTGTACATAATTACCAGGAAAAATCACAGACATAGTTAGTTAGCTCCTATCAATATACGAAAGAGTAACCAACCGTGATGAAGTCCTTATTAAGAACCTCAAACCCGGCAAACAGTGACCAGATCATGATGATAAAACGAGAGAAGTCGTCGTTGTTATTCAACAAGATTTGGGCGTTGTTTCCACCGATGCCAACACCAACAGCCTGTGGACCGAAGAAGACCATCTGTGCAGCTGTGTAGTCGGCAGCAGAACCACTTTCATCGGTGACAACCAAGTTGTAGGAAGTCTCGGGCAGGTTGGTGGACTCGAACCAACGGACACCTTCAAAAAGGAAGCCGGTTGGCATTACAGGTTGACCAGCTACAAAGCCAGCTTGGCCGTAAGCAGGTCCCATGCCTTGGAAGAAATTGGCGTTAGGTGCACCATTGGGCTGCATCGGATCGATCATGCCCTGGCCGGGATAACGAGCGATTTCACGGAAGTCGCTGTTCTGACGCAAATGCATCATTGCGGTGGGATCCACAATGCAACGGTAGTAACCATCGGTAAATGTGGGGACGTTGCGCTTACGCATGTCCTTAACAACTTCGAGCAAATCAGTCTTTACATCGAACTTGGCAGACTCACCAGCTGCATAGGTAACACCAAGAGTTCCGCCGGAACCGCCTTTGGCTTTACCGCCAGGCAAGTAGTAGCCACCTTGATCCTTAGAAGATTGACCTTCGGCTTCAGCTTTCAGGAGTTCGTTTGCGAACACCCGATCGCGCCAGCGGCGATAGTCATCCAAAAGGGTCAGTGAACCAATGGATTGATGAAAAACGTTCAGGTTGCCAGTATCAAGCAGCAAACGCTGAGCGGTGATGAGGGTTTCACGCGCAACCTTGAAAGTAGAAGGCTGTGCAGTGTCGCGAGAATCGGCAGGGCCGGTGTATTCACGCAGGGTGACAAGGACTTTGTCCTTGACGATGTTGCGAGCGGAGGCTGATCCAAGAGTTTGGTCAGCAGTCCTCTCACGGGACTCCTTAGTGCCAGGCTTGCCCCAGAAACGATAGCGATCGAGCTGCACGGTCTGACCGGGCTGCTTGCTGAAATCGTGGACAACAACCGGCTCAACTGCCATCTCAATGATGTATGCAGGATGAGGACGGTAAAGCTCTGCACCAAGAAGCTTTGGAAAATCATTATCGATCCACATAGATCGCTAACTCCGTAAGCTTAAAGGTATCGGTGACTTCGACTTAGTCACATATTAAGATCTTAGTTGATTTAATTGATAGACTTAACTAAGTGCCCCAGGATTATATGTACAACTTCGTCAATACTCAAGACTGGATACCTATACATACAATCGCAGGATTTGAAGCTTGTATTGAATATCATGTCAGTCGTAATGGTCAAGTTAAGTCATCCAAAGGGAAAGTAGAACGTATTCTAAAATCTAAAGTTTCTTCTCGCGGTCATCTTAGAGTAAACCTTACTCAACGCTTAAGTCGAGGTAAGCACAAGACGGTTGCTGTGCACACTCTTGTAGCTCTTGCATTCTTAGGTAATCCCCCAACACCTACTGGTAGAAAATCTGATTCATCAGAGATTTACTTCATTGATGGCAATAAACTCAATTGCAAAGCAGATAATTTGAAATGGGTCATTAGAAAAGAACGCGCACATGAAAAGATAGCTAAAATATAAATAGGTATTTAATATTTATCATGGCCGATAGTTTAATTCTTAAGGGTGCACGTGACGTAACTAAAAAAGTTGGCACTGGCATGATTCTATTAAACCCTAAGGGAGGCGGTAATACACACAAATTCCCAGAGTGGTGGAATAAGAAACAAACTGTTCAGTATTCAGACTGTGCAATCTTTAAGGTTGTATTTGATAATGGTGTTGATGCACGTGTTGTAGTACCACTGACTGAAGATACTGAACTTCACATCAAGCATGATGGATCTGGTGGTTTTACTTTTCCCTATTACAGAGGAGTAGATCGAGTTGCTGTGGTCGAAATCAATGGCACAGGACTTTTTAAAGAATATCAGTTCCCATCGATTTCTAAAGGCTCCATTCTTGAGCGTACTGTTTCTGCATACCCTTCAGCCTTGACAGCATCTTCTGTACCTACACTTGCTGGTACATTTACTGTTGGTCAAGAGATTACACTGACACAGGCTGTATTTGCTGGTGGTAATGCACCACTTACAGTTTCCAACGCTTTTGAAATCAGTACTAATGGCACATCTGGTTGGACTTCAGTTGGAACTTCTAGTTCATCATCAACTCATACTTTCACTTTAGTTGCAGGCAATGCTACTAAGTATTTACGTGGTGTAAGTACTGTTACTGATGCAGGCGGTGATACACTGGTAAGCAATTCAGTAGCATCAGCTCAAATCTCTGCATAAGCTTTATATATAACTTGCAAGCAATTTTCTTTCCTCATCGTTTAGAACATCTGGCTCGGTGAGGTTTGAAACTCTAACTGTAAATTTGTAAGGCAAGCGTTTTGTGTTTCTTGCATGAACACCTATATAAATGCTATCACTTGCATAGATATATAACGAAGATGTTTTTGCTGAGTTTGTGTATGTATTTAAGTCTTCTGAGTAAAGTGATTGTCCAAGCGCATTGCTGTCATACGACTCTCTAAGAGGTAATACATGATTAGCAGTTCCTTGTGCTATTTCAGTTCGGTATCTATCATACAAACGAATATCAACCCAAGCGTTCTCGTATTTGTTACCTATTTGCTCATTGATAAGTTCAATCTTTATAACTGATTTAAGATTATTAATAAAATCAGACTCTACATCGGCTGGCTCAAATTCATTTACTGGTTGTACCTCTACGGTCGCATTAAAAATTGCAGAATTAAAAGTATTTTCTGTATTGGCTGCAGTGGTTTCTATATCCCCTGCAATAAAGTCATTAATGATTAAAACGCCACCACCTGCATCAAGGATATTGCACTCTAGACGAACAAAAATGTTTTCGCAACCAAACAATCCCACTTCTCCTGAATAGTTGAAGGTGTAAGGAGCTACTGTTACTTTATCTACAATTGGTTTCTGCCAAGAGGATCCTTGAGAATAAACAAGTGATTTGCTTGATGAAGTACTGTTTGGATTAGTGCTGTCACTACCACCATACGTTTGTAAACTATTTTGTAGTTCAGTAGTGACTTCCATCATTCATTAGCCCTTTTCTTTATTGTATTAAAGATACTCGCTTACTTTTTCACTACGTGCATTAAGTGCTCTTATTGCCTTATGCTCTAGTGTTCGTACTCTATCTCGACTCATGTTCAATATTTGACCAATAGCAGTCATTGACAAGGCTTCTAGTACTTCATCGCCAATTCCATATCTCATTGAAATTACAATTGCCTGCATTTCTGGCAGCTCTTTGATAAGACTTCTTATGTCTTCCTTAATACAAGCACGTTCTAGTAAGACATCTGGTAACTGTGTTTCGTCTTCTAGTAAATCGATAAGGGCGGTATCTCTATTCTTCCCAATCTTTGTTTCTAGTGATGTAGGTTGTCGTGCTTTACACATTAAATCTTTGATGTCATCTACTGTAAGTTCAAGGTGATCTGACAACTGAAAAACTGTTGGCATATACCCATTCATCTGTGATAACTCACGCTGAGCTTTTTTAAGCTTATTTAAGTTTTCTGTAACATGGATTGGTAGTCTGATGGCACGGGACTTTTCAGCGATTGCTCTTGTAATGCCTTGGCGAATCCACCAATAAGCATAAGTGCTAAATTTGTAGCCACGACCAGGGTCAAACTTTTCAACGCCACGGACGAGACCAATCGTTCCTTCTTGGATGATGTCCAAGAGTTCCATATTTCTCTTCGTGTACTTTTTGGCAACAGAAACCACGAGTCTGAGGTTGGCTGTAACCATTGTTTCTTTTGCTTTTTTACCATCACGTAGTTCTCTTTTGATTTGTTTCAATGGCACATCATGAGCATCAGCTAATCCTTGATCATCAAGATTTAGTTCCTTGCGTTGGTCTTCTAATTCCATTAGACGTTGGACTTTGCGACCTAGTAAGATTTCCTCTTCGTGTTCAAGTAAAGGAATCCTTCCAATATCACGAAGATATGAACGCACGGAATCTCCTGAAAGCCTTGGTGATGACATATAGTTTCTCTCTATGTAATTATCATAGCTATCAATTCTAGCTATGTCAATACTTAACCGCGTAATCTTGCAAATCTAAGTGATTCATTGGGAGCCTCTTCTCTGCCTTCTAATGCTTCTACTGCCATTGCTTGTGCAGCATGTTCGTTGAACCCTTTGGTCTTATAAATATCTTCGTATTTTTGATACTCTGCCACCGATCCCTCAAAGTCATCATGAGTGATCATCTCAGCTGCCATTTGATTTGCAGCCTGATCTGGAACACCGTCAGACTTAAGATGTTTCCAGATATTCTGATATAGTTCAGGTGTAACCTCTTCGCCAGCTTTACGCACGGTATTTACTAATCAGACTATTACGATTGTAGTAAATTTATACGTTGTACAGATTTTTAGTAAATACTTCTCCGGCGAGATCAGGGTTCATTCCAGCAGACATTGCTTTTGCAACTGCTGCACCGTGCAGAAAGTTTGCTCTCTCAGGGGATTGCATTACTGAATTCAATCGCATCAATTCTGTACCAGAATCATTTGCGTAGAGTGCTTCCGACAAACGCTGTGAAGCAAACGATTGTGCTCTAGAGTTGGCATCAGACTGCATTGCAGTTTGACTGCGTACTTTACCCATTGCATCAGCTGCAGCTTGAGGTGCTGCAGTTCCAATATTTTGCCGCATATCTTGTTGAGCAAGACGCTGATTCTGATATTCTTGATAATTTTGTACAGCAGGATTTGACAGCTCGTCGTATGCATTTGGTCCTGGACGAACAGGGCTGGTCATTCCACCTAATCCTCTCTGCATAGATGACATGCCTAGAGCTTCTTGTGCAACTGAATATGGAGTTCTGTTGATAGCCATTACGTGATACCGTTCTATATATCTATTGTAAGGGGATTGGATTTAATAAGAATTGGACTTATTTAACGTAAGCCCTGTTCTTTTTAATAACCATCCCCTAACAGTTATCAGCTCTCTTGTACAAGCATCTTGGCCTGCAGTGCACCTTGTGGTGCCTGTGCCAGATACTTCCAAGCATTTTCTGGATTGTTATCCATCATTTGACCAAAGCCACCCCAGAAGTCATTAGCAACATTCACCTGTCGACCTGGCGTAGGCATTTCCATTTCTGGACGCTGGAAGTTCTGTGGAACGTTGTTCTGCTCTTGTGCGCGGATTTCGTTCTCAAACTGTTCACGTGCGGCATACTGCTGCATCTGATACTCCTCTTGTGCTGTAGGAGTGGGGTAAGGACCTTCAGGACCGTAGAAGTCATTGACGTAGTCAGCCAGCACGTCTGGATCCGTGAGCATGAGATTCATTGCTGCACGCTCTTCACCAGCTGCTGAAAGCATCAGTGATTGAGATTGAACAGCTTGTACTTGCTCAATTAGTGCATCTTCAACTGCACAGGCATACTGGTTAAGAAGCACAGGAGCTTCAGCACCAAAATGCTCAAGGACTTCAAGACTTGCGTCGCTGATCTGACTTAGATATGCGTCGCTTACTGCCCCTTGCGTTTGAGGCTGCATTTGCATTGGAGCCTGGGCGGTTGAATAGCCCTGGGTTGAAGCTTGGGGACTGTAAGTCGGCTGAGGCGAAGGAGCCGACATTGCTTGGGGAGTTGAAGCCCAACTTGCCTGCGGAGACGCCTGATACGTCGGAGTCTGGTATGCCGAGTATGGAACCTGGGTTTGGGAGGGGCTGCTTGTATTCAAGCTGGCGCTGAGAGCCTGGAACGCCTCCTGCCATGGATTGCCCTGAGGAGCTGAAACCTGCTGGGCCTGGGCCGGTGCCTGGTAGGCCGGAATTTGAGGTGCTGCCACCTGGGCCTGATAGGCCTGCGAGATTTGGGGTTGGCTCGTCACGGATGGTGCTGCCAATCCTGGATCGGCGCTCATCGGCGTCGGAGAGCTTGTCTGGACTGGTGCCTGAATCGTTTGGTTTGTAGCTTCCACTGTAACTTAACTCCTTACGTAAAAATTCGAGTGATCTATATAGGAACCCTGTAATATCTAAATTAGGATCAGATGCCAGTGGCATATCAGGGATCTGTGGGTGTGGTAGTTGATAAAGACTACCGAGTAATCCAATGAATGAATTTAAAGACTGTTGTGTCTGTTGAACCATCCTGAACGGATAGCCTGAAAGCATTGCTGCTCTCTCTTCATCCGTTTTATTTGGGAATAGATACTTAAGTGCTTCTATAGAATCAACACCTAATTCTTGAAGATTACGGACAACAATACTGTTATTGAGAATGTCATCTGTACCTTCTTCAAATACTTCTCCCATCCAACGCCAGCTAACTTTGGTGCTACCGTCAGGAACTAGTCCAACTACACCTGCAGGCATATTGCCTGATTCAAGTGTAACACGGATATTTTCTTCTCTTTTGACAACAAATTTTTGAATATCTTTTTGATATTTCTCAGTTGCTGCTTGATACGATTTGGCATCATCACCAAATTCTTCAGGTAGTGGAATCTCAGGTTTCTTTAATCCGATAGCTGCCGCAAAGGAGTCTTGAAACATTTTTTCTTCATGGCTAATCATCATCGAGAAAAGTCTACTTAGTCCGTATGTAAATAGTCCTTTCGCCTTTTTCTCTGCTGTTGCTGCTACACGTCCGTAAAGAGTTTTAATTTCGTAAGCAGTGCCTGCAGTTCCAATGTCAAGATCATCTACACCACCTAACGCTAGGCGGATCTCTGAACGATAATTCTTGACATATAGATTCTGATCACCTGAGACACTATCTGGTGTCATGTACTGAACACGATCAGTTGGCTCTAGATTTGCAATGACACGGGGGACTTTAATTTGACCGTCTGTTGATCTTCCGCCAAACGGCTGACTGACACGGGTACTCTGAATTGAGCCACCTGTCATCGGAGCAAAACCAGCCTGTGAACTAATCGTTGGCTTAA